CTGATGAATACTATCAAGAGAGATATGGTATGAGTGTATTAGAAAAACAAAACGCAGACCCCGGAACTAATCACTTTATGATTGGCAAAAAAGTGGGGAGCGCACTTAATACAGCGTTCAAATAAACAAGGGGGCAATTAAGCCCCCTCTTTTTTTATCCAGTATTTTAGCTCCCACCAACCGTTAAAATCTCTAGTACAATCACATATAGTATTAGTTAGTGCCATACCTACGATGTATATTAACCACAGGCACATAGCACCTCCTATGGTATACTTAACGATTGTCACCAGAGCCAGACAGAGTACCCCTAGCTTTTCGGTCAGCCAGTTTTTGTAGATTATTTTCCATAACATGTCCTAAGTCCATCCCCATTTCTTCTGCAAGTACAGCACAGTACCACAGCACATCACCAATCTCATAGCCAATCTGTATTTTCTTAGCTTCATACTCGTCCTGTGCAGCACCATCTCTAATAAATTTCTTCACCTTATTAGCAATCTCTCCCGCCTCCCCACACAGGCCCATAGTTAAGTACTCTGTGGCCTTTTCTTTTGGGAAGATGGCTGTTTCACACGCTGCTATCTGATACGCTTTAGCTGTAATACCATACATATATTTCTCCTTCATCCAGTTTCTAGCTTCTCGCTCTAGCTTGTTCATCACGTTGCACTCTCTTTAAGTTGGCGTAGTAAGCATCATCATACCCACGTAGCCACTCACGATGCTGCATTGTATTAGTATCAATGCCGCTATCACCAATGAAGAACTTACCCTTGCTCCCCTTGGTCATCTTACCTTTCATAAAAGCATCGAAGCCCCATTGGTACTGAATCTTTAGTGGAGCATCATACTTGCTTAATCCATTACGCCGCATCTTGCTTCTCCTTAAATGCTTTGATTACGTCAGAAGAGAATAGCTTCTGTAGGTTCAACAGATACATACGTGATGCATTATTGTCTCCACCAGAAACACTACGCTTCTTGTCTAGGTTGGCAATGATACGTTTCAACGAGGCAGTATCGAACACCAATGTTGCAAATGTCTCATCACCAATACAAAGATTGTGGAACCAGTAATCCGATTCCGTAGCGTTGATTCCGCTTGGCTTACCGTAGCATTCGTATTCGATTGCGATGTTGCCTGTTTTTTGCCAGACATCTCTTTCACTTTTCACCTCTATCTTTTTGTCCTGTAGCATGTCAGCTACTTGTTGCTCACGTACCTTACCATACTCAAGGTCAAGGTCAAACTTCTTGCGGTCAGCCACGCTAGGCTCAAGGCTATTCACCTTCAGTAGCCTCTGCCTCTGGAGTTTCAACTGACGCAATCAATGCCTTACTAAAAGCATCTTCTGCAGCAATAAGCTGGTCAATGCTAAACCGCGCTTCTGCGATACGGCCTTTCAAATTGCGTACCTGATTGACAAAGTACTGTGACTGCTCACCAAGGTCAGCAAAGTCATACTCTGTTTCATTAATCGTTATCTTGTTTTGCTCTTCCATCTTGCTTCTCCTTTTCTTTTATCCACTCTTTGTATTGTTCAGACTTGCGGGGTGGATTAGCTACCAACCAATCCTCGCCCCGTTTCCATACCAACTTACTCATTGAAGTAGTTGTTCAGGATGTCAAGCCTATCTTCATGCATAGCCATCTTATCTAACTCTGCTTGTATTGCTTCCATAATATCTGAATGTTCTCCTATACCTGCTGGATTTTTAAGATAGACCTCAATATTCATACAATGCAACTGACTATTAGCTTTTGCGTGTTGCTTTAGTGTTTGTATCATCATATCTCTCATGTGTCAACTCCTTTCTGTTTGAATCTGTGCTTGAAGAATACAATCATATTGATTGCGGTGTTGACAGTGATAGCTAGTATCAGCCACCACTGCCACCATGTAGGCATGTCTACTCCTTCAATCATGCTGCATTTAAGTCCACTATCTCACAAGCATCTGCCGTGCAAGCTAACTCACGACCACCTGTTGTCATATCTTCTTTCTCAAACTCCTGCAGCTTTGCCCAGTTCACACTTCTAGGCATCTGTATTATCATATCATCATATTCATCCTCTGTACAGTCCTGATATGGTGCTTGTTTATATGTATGGTCACTAAATGGCAGGAAGCTGATGCCTGATACTTCATCAAAATGTTTGTACACCCAAGCACCTACGTCCATCCATTCATTTTCCTTCACTGAAATTGTTACGCTAGGCTTATGTTCGCACCAAAATCTTTGATAAGTAAGCCACAACTCAAGCTGTTCAATAGCCGACAGGATTGTGCGTGTAACCGCCCCACGTGGTGATGCCATTGGGAAGCTGAACACTGTAGTGGACTCTGGCTTCATAACATCTGGCTCTGCTGGGATACCTTCCGACATAAGAAACTGCGTAAGTGGGTCTTTGTTATCGCCACGCACAGTCCGAATGTAGTGTGGGTTGTGCCTTGCATGGATGCCACTAGCACTGTCTACAAGCTGTGACACTGTACCACTAGGCTTGACGCATGTAATAGCTGTTGACTGTGGAATACCAAGCTGTTCAGCCATAGCAGCATTAGTCTCTACTGCCGTGTCACGCAACGCTTCTAGTGTGCTTCCAATGTTAGTGCCAAGATGATGCGATGTACCACTAAGCAAGTCATTGTCCATAATACCTGTCAGTGACACGCCAAGCAAACGCTCTTCCTCTGTGTTCTTCTTCCATATATTACGCAGGTATTTGAAGTCAGTTAGTGTGGATTGGAACGTGCCTAAGATTGTAGCAAGGCGCACCTTCTCACGCAATGACTGCTGCGTATCACTAGCACGTGCAACTACCTCCGACAGATTACAGAACTGATATGGACGCAAGATAATTTCACTGCAGGGATTGCAGCCGAAACTATGTTCTATATCACGTCTGCCATTCTTAGCTGCCTGTACTCTTGCCGCTTCACGATTGAAGATACCACGCTCACCTGATTTAGATTCATACAGTGCTACCCACTCACGCATAAATGTACCCATCTCTGGCTTGCCTTTGTAAGCTACAGAGTTGTTAGCCAATGCACGTTGTGGTTCTGTATCCCACCACTGACCTGACTTGGCATGTGCCATCTGGTCATCACCAAGATTAGACAGGCTAATAAGAGCAGAACGGCGTACACCACCAACAACTACAACCTCACCAATCTTGCACATAATATCGTGACACTCAATGGGCCACAGTCTACGACCAGTAGCTGCCTTGAACTTGTCAATAACAAACTGGAATAACTCTTCTAGTGGTGCTGGGCCACTGGCACGACCACCAAATGTCTTAAGCCTCGCACCTGCAGGACGTACTTCTGATACATCCCACTTGGGTATCTGACCTGCATATAGCAAAGAGATAAGTTCACGCAGAGACTTTGCCCATCCGGGGCGGCTATCACCTACCTTGATTACTGTATCTGTGTCATTCATATCTTCATTAACAATAGGCAGCTTGTCCACGTTCTCACGCTCCACAGAGAAGCCTACGCCTGTGCCACACATAAGTATGTACATAGTCTCGTCAAAGGCTCTAGGGCTGTCTATAGGCACGTAGGAACAGTTGTATGCACCCACGTGGCAGCGGTCTAGTGCGGGGCCAGCAGTCATCAAGGCTCTCATGCTGGGCATAATGTCTTGGTTCAGTACTGCCTCTTCTAGTTCACTGCGTAGGTCATCAGGCATTACATATCTGCACGTACTGTACAGATGGTTCTTCATGTAATCAAAGTATCGTTCTACTGTCTCGCCCCATGTCTCGCGCCTTTGTTCGTCTTCTTTCCATCGTGCATACCGTGATAGCGCAATGAAGTTTTGATAGTCTGTTGGTAGGTAATTATTCATATCCATCACTCCGTTATAGTTCTTATTGTTCTAATGTCAGCACCGTCTACATCATAGAAGTATTCACGTATGCCATCCTCTATCTCTTCCCCAACCTGTCCATCTGCAGGTATGGGGTATTCTTCCTCGTCAACATCAATGGTTATAAACATCTTAACTCTTACCATCTGCCATTACCTCTTCAATCAGCTTGTCCAGATACCACTGGGCTTTCTGCAAATCCTCAAGAGGCTTATGCTTGTAGTCAAAACGCCACAGGTACTTGAGTATATTACCCTGTAGATAGTACTTGAAGCCATCATTGGTAGCAGCAGAAATAGCATGTATACACTCAATGCCTGTCTGGTTGTAATGAGAGGGGCTGTTGACCATATCTACATTTCCATACGCTTCTTTACCTGCTATCTCTGCTACGTCTGATTGTGCCATGGCCTGTCTCATAAACTCCTCATGTCTCATGCTGTACCCCCTGTCTTAGTGTTGAAGTTGAGATGGATTACATTCCCATCATCTGTTCTTTGTACGCCAATCTCTTCTTCTAGTTCTACATCAATTTCCATCTCGTTGTCAATAACATTGATAACATATTCATGGACAATATCACGCAGTCCTTTCTCGCTCTCCATGAGAGGAACAGTAGCGCACATCATCTTTGTGAAGTGCATTACGCTGTCGTAGTCTTCATCATCCAGTGGATTATCTGGGAATGCCATGATTGATATGTCTATCTCGCCACTCCATCCACCATCATCATCAGCAAATGGCCTAATGCGAATAACGAAATCTTCATCTTGTAGATGTTCTATTAAATCTTCTTTCCTCATTTGTATCTCCTCTTCACTTTAGCACCACTAAACTTAATGAACTTATTATGCTTGTTCTTACCCTTCTCTTTGAGCCAATCCTCTGGTATGATACGGTCATAGTACAAGAAGCCATATCGTATACACCATTCAGCGTATGTAGATTTAGCACCTTTGCGTAGCTTACGCCTACTGCTTTCAAATACAAACCTCAAGTCTATCTTGGGGTGTTGCTTCTTGATTGCAAGATGCTTGCGCCTATCAGCCGCTGTGAACTGGCCTTTTGTCTCAATAATAATACCATTATCCAGCACAAAGTCTGGAGTATAGGTGCGATATGCTAGGTCTTCCCACTCAATCTTAATCTTCTCATATAGGTATGAGATGTTTAGTTCGTCAAGATTAGCGGCTACTTTTAGTTCTAGCCCACTCCTATATCCATACTTACGTGCTGCCCTAAACTGCTTATGGTCAGCCAATTACATCTCCTATGTATGATACAATAGGAGGGTTCTTAGCCTGTGATTTAACAGCAGGTCTTTCTGTTAGTGTATCCCAACAGTCAAACCTATAGGAACAGAACTTACAGCCCTCATTGAGTACCTTGTTGCCTGTCTCCTTACCTCTAAACTTTTCTGGGACGGGAGCAAAGCAACGCTTGAACTCATTGGCTTCAACGGTATACACCGTGTCCTGTATCTTGGCTACCTCTGTGTCTACATCCAAACCTGTAGCTGGTACGTACTTGAACTCACCATTAGCTTTGTTCACTACCCACCAGCCACCTGCCTTCTTATCTGCAGCCTTGGCGTAACCAGCAAGCTGTGCTACGTAACCAAAGCCATCACCAGCAGCAAGGGAATCATATGATTCAAACTTGTTCTGATAAGACCAGTTAGATGCAGACTTGATATCATCAACAGAGTCATTGATTACAATGTCATACTCACCGTTGATACTTGCGTTGTCTAATTCTAGTGTAACTTTCGTATTGTCTTGGTAGTCTACACCTGCTTCTTTAAGCAAGCCTTTGAACACCGCCTCTACAATGTCACCTAGCATCATGTTCATAATGAACGTGGTGGGGAAAGGGAGAGCGACTTCAGGCTTGTTCTTGGCATACCAAAGCTGGCAGGTAGGTCTGCCTACATTTGACATACGTAGCCTGAAGTCCTCTCTCGACTTACCCCCACCGAATTGACGCTTCAGTGCATCTGCTACGTCAGTAGCTACCTGATTGATGGTAGTCTCTGACATAGTGCTGGAACCACTAACAGCATTAGACATGTACTGATGTAACGCCAATTCAGCAGGGTGTTTCATTACGCTACCTCATCTTCTACTTCAACATCCATGATGTCATCAAGGTTAACGTCATCCAAGTCTTCATCGTTCTTGCTGATTGCTTTCTCTGCGTATGCATTGATGATGTACGTATTGTAGTTCTCAATCCATCCCATGAAGTCGGCAAACCTGTTTTGGTCATCCTGAGACAGTTCAACTGTCTTAGTAATATCCAAAGAAACGATGGGCAGGAAGAAGCTACTACCGTTAGGCAGCTTACGCTCTTCAGTCTGTGCGGAAATGGTATGTTGCACAGGAAGACGCTTCATCTTAGCCAGCTTACTGAAGCAAGTACCGACAGTCTTGAAGGCGTCACGGTTATCAATCTCCCAGATGAATGCAGTTGTCTGTACATCTACAGAGTTACCACCTGCATCCACAGGGTCAACTAAATCAACCGTGCCAAGCACTACACGAACACGCTTGATAGACTTGATTAGGTCTTTCGTAGCGTCAGGCAGTGACTTGTAGTCTTCAATCCAGCCAGAAGGCTTGCCACAGTTATACCCGCCATCGTTATCCTTCAAGTCAATGTTAAGGTTATCAGCCATAACGGTCTTGACGTAACGGTTAGGGGTATTCCCAGAGGCCATCACAAACTTCTTGTACATGAAGCGTTGCATGAAGGGGCGCACTGCAATATCTTTAGCATAGTAGGTGGGGCCATCTGGAATCTCCAGCTTGTAATGACCGCCTTCAATCACTTCCATATTTACACGCTTACCATTCACCTCTGCCTCACCCATGATAGGTGTGTGATGTATACGCAGACGGGCTAGTGTGCTAGTCTGTTGTCTGTTAGACCCACCCTCATGGGCAATGCCCATAGCTTGAGCCATTGCTGCGTAGTTATTAGTATCTATTGTTGTAAGTTCTGTCATGTTTCTATCTCCTTTTCTGAGTCAAGTTCCATAGTTATATCAGGTTACGTCCACCACGTCAAGCCAATTATCTCCTATTTTTGCTTCTAATAGTAGTGGTACATTGAACACCACACCCCAGCGGGTTGTGATGAGTGAAGGTAGTGCATCATTCGTAGACTGTATGACATTGATTACCTGCTCTTGTTCGTCAGGGTGTACATCAATGACTATACTATCGTGTACCGAATTGACTACACAACTACGCATGTCCTTTAGTAAGGTGTCAATGTGTAGCAGTGCAACAGGTACAATGTCAGCCGTAGCGAATGACTGCACAGGGTAGTTCTTTATCTGTGTAAAGAAGGACACAGTGCCATTTGTCTTACGTACCAC